TCAGACAAATGAACAGACAATGAAAGCCATTAACGCACCTGGTTTTCAGGCCAATTTGTCGTTCCCTGTAGGAAGATACGAGAAACTTCACAAGCAGTTCAAGGAGGACAACGTGAAGGTATTTCGCTTCTTTACGAAAGGTCAATATGCGTATGTCACATTCTCTGATGTAATCAAGGTGGTAGAAAGAGACGGAACACTGAAAGTTGTCTTTATCAATGTCCGCAAAGTAGATTAAATTATCAAAATTAAGTCTATGAAACATTTCTTTTTACTGTCGGTAGCTATGATGATGCTTAGCACATCTTACGCTGCACAACCAAACGACACTATCTCTGTCAATTCAATTGACGTGAAGAAGTGGGTTCAAGCTGAAAGCACAAACGCAAAAGGTGCAAAAGTAGTAAAATACTATTGTATCTGGAAAGATGAGCTTGTTCCAACATCTAAGAACGTCTATGAAAGGGCATCTTTGTGTCAAAAGTACGGCGCTAAGTGTGCCTTAATTTGTATCGGTAAGAAGACCAAAGGCAGATTCTCTCCAAAGAGAATCGCTCTCAACTAATCGATAATGAACAATTTTCCTATAGGGGAAGGTGTGTGTGCAAATCATTGCACCTCCCCGATTCCCAAATTCTGTAGAAAACGCCTATGTCTGGAAACCTCAAGCCCAGAAGGAAGAAGTTTGAGCGGGCAGAATCACACATTTAATTAACTTAATTTATTAACTTTTTAATTATTTATCAAAAATGAAAAAGTTTCTAATCGTTGCTGTATTCGCAGCAGCTGCAGTGCTTTTAGGCACACTCACGTCATGCGACAAGATCAGCGGCAAGTTTAGTGCCGCAGACTCAACAACTGTCGCTAAAATGATCGACAATTCGGTCAATCCAGCATTTGACAATGCTGACCAATTCACACGTTACGCCCTCGATAAAGCTGATTATCAGGAGTTTATTGAAGTTGTAAAGAGTCTTGAGTCCATCACCATCGCATCTGTTGCATCCAACGTTGTGAAGGAGTATAAGTATGTAGACTACAACGGCTTTCTCCGCGAATATAAGCGCAATAAGGCTATGTATGATACATTCGACCAAGAAACAAAACGTGCTGGAGTAAATACACATGAAGATCCACCTGTGACTATAGATAAGTTCAGGAGCGAAGTTTCACCAGACACAATAAACGTGAAATAGTATGAAAGCACTTGTTATTTTCTACGAGGGTGTAATCCCTAACCGTCACGAAGTCAATAAAGTTATTGACAGTGCAAGTTTCATCACCGGTAAAGCATCATTTGTTCCTTTCGAAGAGGACAAGATTGCAGGTATAGTCGTAAGATCGTGCAATGCACCAAAGATTACTGTTGAAGACGGCGACAACTCTGTTGTTGCACTCGCAGGAATGTGCGACATGGGGTCGTTCCAGTTTGGTATCGACATCATGAAGCATCTCAACGATCCAAGTATCCATCAGACAGAATCTGGTACTGCTTTTCTCAAAGCATGTTCTTTACTTGCTAAAACAGCAAGAGAAGTTCCTGTATCCAAAGAGACAGCAGAAAAGTACGGATTTACAACAAAGCACCGTGAGTGTGTACGCAATTTGTACAAAGCATACATCGGTTATGAGTAGGACTTACACTAACACCTACAGAAAAACTCGTAGGACACACCTTAAGCCTTACAAGAGGACTAAGGTTGATGTGCACAACATCGATTAATTAAATGTGCGTATTAAGAATCAATACGGGAAACCGTTAAGTTATAAACCATTTAAAATTATCAAAATTATGGCAAAGAATGAAAAGAACGCAGCAAAGGCTGCAACAAAGACAGAAGTAACAGTAGAGAACATCGAGGAGCAGATCATGTCTGAGAACAAGATGGAGGACGAGATCGTCAAGGAAGCAGAAGAGGAAATCCAGAAGGAGAAGGATGAGAAGAAGAAGATCGAGTACAAGCGTGCAAGAGCGATGTGTACATACATCAACAATCGCGAGTACCTCGGAATTCGTAAGCAGCGTAAGGAAGAGGCTGCTATCAAGATCGCTCTTACAGCTACCAAAGAGGTTCTTGAGAAGCTCAAGAAGGGTGAGATTACTCCTCGTGAGATGGACAAGGAGCTCGGCAAGATCGCTGAGGAGAAGAACAAGTCATTCACCGAGATTGATAACCGTCATCGCGAGCTCATTAAGGAGCTTAAGAACAACTTCCCTGGATACTACTCAGTTGAGTGGGAGTACGAGCGCTGGTCTAATGGCGGCAGCCGTTACAAATGGGATTGGTAATCTATCGTTGAGCCAATCAAGGCTGATTTCAGAAAGGATAGAAATATCAAGTCCAGCATTCAGAACCTATGAGCCAGTAATGCGCACAAAGTAAAGCGAAGTGAAGAATGGATTAGGCGGTAGGGTGTCATCCTTAGCAGCGCATTGTGACCTGCCGGACCTGGATAGAACCAATTCCGTAGTACCAATTATGGAAGTAACTTTACACTTTTCGAATTAACGAAAAATACAAGAGCCTATGAGCCACGTATGGGCGGAACCTCCCACAGGTGGAGTTAAAACCTGTACTTTGTTCAAAATAAAAGCAAAATGTGAGAGCCACCGAGCCTACCTTATGGTACACATGGACTTCAAAGTGAATCCGTTGTACACTGGACAAGACCTATAAGGCAGGACGGTTAAGTACACAATATCTATAAGATTGTATCTCACTACGCTTTTTGAACATACAGAGAAATTTCAGTCTAATAAACCAAAGCTTATTACCGGTAGTACTGCACTTCCAATTAGGCTGGTCTTGCAAGGGTTTTTCTGTTGTTCGCAAACAGTATTGAGATATAATTAACCTATAGGGAGCTGATCACTCCCTTTGGGTCCTAATTTGAGTCGTTATTAGCACGATGCAAGTATGCAAGACGAGGGTCAAATGGGCCCTAATCGGGTGGATTCAGGGAAGGCTAAACACAAAAATAGCTCAAAACTAACATTGTGCATGCTAATCCTGAGCTAAGCATAGAGTACACTCTATGAAAGTGCAACGACTACTGGAGGAGTACAGTCTCCTTAATCACCAGCAAGAGCGCCCGACACATTATTATGTGAAGAGATAGTCTCATCTTCATGGAAACATGAAGTGTAGGCAGATATTTGTTTAAGAAATCGTTTAACAGCTAAATCTGACATTGTAGATTTTAAAAAGTTTATTGGTAATACAACATATTGTAAATTGCCTTTTACATATCCTTTTGAAGAATCTATTCTGTCTAATGATGCAGTAACGAAATAATCAGAATTGTGTTTATATGTAGGTAATGACATATGTATTCCAGTATAAGGGCATATACCTTTTTGCTGTTCCCAAAGGTCTTTTAAATATTGTAGATCAACATCTACATCTTTGAATCTTTTGGAAATATTGCGTAGTATATATCTAAATCCTGTAAATTCATCATGTCTATTGTTACACATACTGAGTAAATGCATTCTGGCTTTTTCAGTAAGTGTCTTTTTACAATATTTATTGTTAAAAATACAAGCACAACGTCTTGAGCAAAAATTATGTCTACCTAATCTTTTATTGCGATTATACTCAGAAAGCGGTTTCTGGCATTCTTTGCCACAACAATCGCATACAAATGTAACAAGCTTTCTGTCTTTCATATATTTCTTTTCCATATAAATATAACGTGGAATCGAACGGAAGTGGTTGCAATAAGATTAGAAGAATTGTCGACTCCCTCTACCTCCACCACTGGTGGGGTGGCAACCAATCTAGTAAACAAGAATTATTAACTTTATTCAGGGCGTAAAAGGACGTCCTTTATTATTGCTTAGTATTTATAACATGCAGTTAGTTTTCTAGGGATTTTTTTCTACCGTTGCCCCACCTTTTTATATATGGGGGTAATTGGATTTGATTGCATACAGAGATAAGTGCGAGATTCAAGCATAAATTTAACTGGCAATTATAATGTCATCGACTATACTCACGTAGCGTAAGTAAAGTCAACGTGGGAAACTACGAAAGTGGTCTTATGACAGGCGCTGATTAAGTTCAGCGTCCCTACGCCGTGATGGCGAAATCGGTAGACGCAAGGGACTTAAAATCCCTTGACCAGCAATGGTCGTGTGGGTTCGATTCCCACTCGCGGCACAAAAACATTCACAATTATGAGCGGTTATCGTAAATTAATATCAGACCGTATCCCAGCAACTTGGGATGTGGCTTTGCGTTGGTGTAAATGCAGACAACGCTATATAGAACGTATCTATGATCTCGGCGTTAAGCCGTACAACACAGATGTCATGCACAGTCGCAAACAAAAAGACGATCTGAAGCTGGAATATGTCAATCGCACGCTTAATGCAAAGAGGACAAAATTCATCGATACGCTCGAACTTGACAGGCTCTTTAAACCAGAGACAATTGAAGACTATTATTCATGGAAGAAAGTTGCTGATTGGGTTAACTGGTTTACTGTCAACACACCCTATATCACAAACTCTATTAGTATAGATCGTGGTTTAGGAGTACCTGATGAGGATATTACAAAAAGCCTCATGGACAAATACAAGATCACAGAAGATCTAGCCACATATTTTCTAAACTTATAAGTTATGGGTAAAATAAATCTAGCGAGTAAGTATGGAGAATGTTCACACAATATAATTCAACCATTTAGTTGGTTGGATATTATGCGCAAGCATGATGTGATAGTGTGGCTCAGATGGGTAAACTCTAACATTTGTCAGCGTTTTTACGTTGACGATTGGAAAACTATGGATGTAAAGCTCCGTATCGCTACGGGCATGCTCAACAAGTTAACATCTTTGACCGATGAGGAGAAGATAAGGATTCACTGTAATCTCACAAACAATGTCAAGAAAGCTAAAATTGACGTTGAACTTGAAGAGCTTCCATTCTAATATTTGATTTTTGATGAAGAACAATATTACCCCAGAGGAGATTGCTCTTATCAAAAGTGCGAAAGCTGGCTCAGAGTTAGCTTTCTCAAAGATTTTCAAACGCTACAAACCTTTCGTTGAAGGAGTCTTACTGACTTACATCAAAGATGAAGATGAAGCTAAAGACATTGCAAACATTGTCTTCCTGAAAGTCTTTGATAAGATCTCAAAGTTTACTAACTATAACACCTTTGGTGGATGGTTACGTATCCTAACAAAGAATGTCGCTATTGACTATCTACGTACTGTAAAGCAGACGTATTCATTGCAAGAGGGTATCACCGCAAACGAGTTCGAAGAGTGCTCTGATGATACTGAAAAAGCATATATCAATCGTATGACGTATGAAAAACTCGTTGCAATGTTTGACAAGCTACCTCCCTCGTATCGAGATGCTTGTAGGCTGTTTTATGTAGAAAATATGCCGATAGCGGAGATAAGTAAAGCATTAGGTGTACCAAAAGGAACTATTAAGTCAGATTTACACAGAATGCGTAAAATTCTAAGAAAACACTTAAAACTTACTGATCATGACAAGCCTAATCAGTCTAGTGATCGGAGCTCTCGTAATTCTCGGGATCAGCCGATACAACAAGAGCAATAAGCTCTTCTGGCAGCTCCTTATGAGCTTCCTAATTGGTTTCGCGTGTGGTCATGTCGATAAGACCTATAAGGCATCCGACTGTAAGAAGAGTGGTATAACAGTTGTAACAGCAATGCAGCTGTCTCAGGCACTCACAGTCATTGATGGTATCTTTGACTCAGCTCTGCCGACAGACATCTGTGTTCTTGACGAAAGTGATAGCAATGTCGCTCCAGCAATGGCAAAAGTTGCATTAGTTGAGAACAACTGTCGTGACATTATACCAACTTCTCGCAACCACGTAACTCTTAACGCGGAGTGCGATATAGGATCACTTGAACCCGTAAACACAAGTTGAATTGCTTGTTTACATTCAATAACCGAAACGTGATTCTGCATTATTTAACAACATTTATTAACTTTTTAAAAGACATTATCAAAATGGCTAACAAGAATAAGAACAACAAGAAGCAAGAGAGTAAGAAACCAAGTGCAGCACCTAAGTCTCCAAAACCAGCTCCACAGAAGCCGGAAGTAGAGACACCAGAGGTAGAGGTTCTCAACACAGGACACGCCGATGCAACAGGTGAGGCAAAGGTTGCTGAAGCTCTTCTTACTAAGTACGCCAGCGGTGTAGGCAATGGCCTTTCACTGGATGGTAGGGTACGTCTTCTCGACTTGGCTTCACGCCGTTTCGTAGAGTCACCAGACGCTGCTGAGAAGTATGGCGAAGGTGTCGTGAAGGCGATGGATCGTTTGACAGCCTGTGGCATTATTGCTACGTTCGCAGACGAAGCTGTTTGCGGTAAAGGCTCATTCGCAATGATCCTCCAGAATAATATGTATCCAATGCTCATATCTGCAGCTAAGGATATGGGTATTGATCTTCCTGCTTTGAAGTACCTCGAGGCGCCAATCGATAAGGATGGCAAAGTCGAAGAGGGAAAGGTCGTAGTTAAGGCTGAGGATGTAACCATCTCAGACGAGACTAAGGAGCAGGTAAAGAAGGAGAACGAGATTGCCAAGAAGGGTGACGCTGGAGAAATCGAGCTCGACCCTGTTAAGGTAGCTCATATGGGCGAGGATGATCTCAAGGCAGCTCTCAACTATATTCTCATTACTAATCTGAAGCGCCACAAGAACATCAAGGAATCCCTTGTTAAGGCTGTGGACTTCATGCAGGCTTATCGTCTCGAGCTCGCTGGTATGGCTGAGAACGCAGGCGAGGCTAAGGAAAAGATAGCAGAACGCTCTATGTATGCAATTCTCAATGACCTCTTCAACTATATCACACCTACGATCCACCTCAAGGGTATTGGTATCGGTATGAAGAATACAATGGTGAATGAGGGTACTCCTCTTTCTTCATTCCTCATCCTTCGTAAGACTCTTACAGACAAGGAGACCGGTAAGGTAGAGTGGGACGACCAGTCTATCGCAGATGCAACTCGTGCTCTTATTGAGCTCGCTACAAAGGATCGTATCAAGGCTTCTGAGGCAACTATGGCAGAGCTTGATCCTAAGAAGGACAAGATCGCTATTGAGGGTCACCAGAACGAGATCAAGAACAACAAGAAGATCTTGGAGGACCTCGCCTGTGTCTCATTCGACATCATCACAAGACTTGATAACCCTGATACCACCGAGGATGAGGCTGCGATATCTCACAAGGCGTTGGGTCGCGTTTATGAGCAGTATTACCCAGAGGTAAATGCTGATGAGCGTCCACGTTGGATTGGTCTCGAAGAGAACATCCGTCAGCGTGCAGGTATCATCCTGAACCTCTTCCGTGAGCCTAGCAACAAGAATCAGCTCTTCGATGAGTCTAACATTGTTAAGCTCGAGAAGATGTCTCTTGAGGATTACGAGAAGCTTCAGGCAGAGAAGAAGGCTGCAGAGCTCGAGGCTAAGAAAGCCGACTCAAAAAACGCCTAACCCACTTGCTTGCTAAAGCGTCTCATCGTAGGTTGATAAAGCGTTTAAGCGAGCCTGAGGAGACTGCTATGCAACGACTTCGTTATTTAGTAAACGAATATATCATCACGCCAATAAAGGAGAGGTGCGGACGCGCATCCCTTCTTTATCGCAAGTGGAGGTATGGCGAAAAAGAATCATAATCAATATGAAACAATTAGCTACAGTACTTTCGTGCGCATTATTGTGTGCATATGGTGTTTGGATAAGCAACAAGGCTGAAACTCAGCCAACAAACACTATTTCGGCAGCAGAGAGACCACTCTCAATGTTGAATCCTATTAGAATCGAGATACCGGTACACGATACGATCCAAGTTAAGGACACGATCAGGGACACTGTATCTTTAGTACGAACAAAAATACGCTACAAGGTAAAGCGAGAACCTTGTGCTATTCACAGTGAAGTCCCCACTGTGGATCTAACTACTCGTCAGGCTCGGAAGGGAACACCTGTTGATTCTGTGCAGTTCAAACTCATGAAGTTGTACATTCCGTACATACTGCCGATTCATGAACCCGATAGTATTCCCCTGCTGGAGGTAGTGGATATGCCACCGGTGTAAGAACACGCTACGGGTCTCATTAGCCCGCGTTCGCCGGTCTCAGGACCGTTTTGATTTTACTTAACTCGAGAATATGTTAACCATCCATGATGGCGAGAAAGCTTGAAAATAGAGCTACAAAAGGTAGAGTAGACGACATGACAGGCGTGAAAAACCTGCTTGTATACGGGAGAGCGTTTGTATCAACCCGTTTGTAAAATTGCTTACTGTGCAGCAAGACTACGATGTGAGAACCGTACTGGAGACTAGTAGTACAAGAAGACGCGTAAGTCCTAAGAAAGGCAAAACGATCAGGTATTGATAATGTGCACCATCTGGTAATTGGTGTTCAATTAACCTAACACGAGCTGCAACATGCTTAATTCCAAACTAAGCATGTATACCACTTTTTAAAATCCACACTCTAGTGCTTCAGCGTGGGACCGTTACGACGGATCCAGCCCGCGTGTACGAAGGGAGTAAACTTATCAGAAACAAGGATCATAGGAAGCAACCTATGAGGTGTGTGGTAAACATGCCGCCTATGTAAATCCGTCATCGGTGCAAGTCCGAGCCTTTTGGGTCACCTTAGGGAGTAAGAAGGTAAAACGGCTGAATGAAGATAGAGCGCCCAGCCTTGGTCGTTTATGCGCTATATAAAAGTGGAATGACCGGACGGTGGATGCAACACCGTAGCGACACGAGTCCGCGTTCATAAGACTGATGATAAAGTGACGTTATTTTCTTGTGGTGAGAATGATGTACGAAAATGCGAATTCATGCGGAGTATTTATACTGTGCAGAAATTACTAACGCTCATAAAGGATTGTCGAGCGTACACTAGAATGATTCGAGGATGCTACACGCCAGTAGTATAGGAGATCCGCTAGTGCCGATTAAGTGATGTTTAGTCCGTTCACAACATGTTCTTACTGTTACAGAGGATGTAATTCGCCTTGTTGCGTTTTCCAAACTAACAGATCGAGCATAAGTCAAGTGTCCCAGGTACTACGATTCACGTCAAGGAGTAGATGTTATACTACTTATCAAAATCTAACAACAAACATTAGTTAACAAAAATTGGTGTCCCCTGATAGGAGAAAAGACTTACGTTGTAAGTAAGTGAGTACCTGAAGTCAGAAGCCGAGTGCCAACCGTTATTATGGTAGCCAGTTCATATTATAGTGTAAAGTATAGATGTGCAAGTCTATGCGTAAAGCTGAACCAAGAGGCAGAACCTAACCCCTAGCGCATTGTTCATACTGTCTATATGGAGAATGTCAGAAGCGATTTGAGTGGGTGTTTTGAAACATAAACAGCTCAATGACGACTACTAAGAACTCGGTGCAAAAGCGTACGAGGGGCGATGATGGGGTCCGTTGAATTCGGAATATTCGCGCACTATAAACAATGAGGCAAGCAACTGCCAAGAGAAGAAACCAAGCCGTAGAATCGCTGTCAATAAGCATTTTAGCTGACTGAAAGAGCACTATAACTCTTAGATTGTTCGATAAAGAAACGTACTCCTTACGTAGAAACAAATTACATCCTCTGGAAGATGTATTGGTTTCGTATAAAACAGGAAAAACATGGGTATTGATTGTTCTGCATGTAAAAAAAGAACAGGGGAGCTGTCCTAATTCGGTATCGCAAGACCGGATAACAAACAGCGGACATATTGGCAAAAGATAACGACTCAACTAGTGAACCCTCCACGATTCTTGAAACTTTAGAGCGCTGTGTATACGAGGATTAGTATGCACCTTGAGTAATGTCGAAATCTTCATATTCTTTTAAGTAAATCAGAATTGTCATGTAACAGTACAGCGATTGAATTCGCATACTATGTTCATAGCTTTCCGTAACAGGAGTTGTATTTTAGGGCAAAGCTAATCCTACCGTTGGATTCCCACTTCAGCGTTTGAGCTTCATATTTAAGGAATATAAAGCGCAGATGACTTACAACTTTAAAGCGGCATTCAGGAGAATGCTTAGTAAATTTTAAATGTAACTGTCATGGCGAAAAAAGTTTTTCAAATTTCAGATGATCCGTTATGACGGACACTGTCGTGTTTTTAATTAACGTGGGTGTAAGTCCCACACAGTTTTAATCTTATCGTTGGTGGAATCAACCACGATATCAAAAAGGATAAGAAAATGAGCAATACAAAAATTAACATCCAACTCATAGAGGAGAATCGTCCTTCATTGACAACATTTGGTCCTCTTTTCGGCAAGCGTATTTTTAAGGCTGCCAAGGAATCTGTAATCACAGACTTCAATCAGAAACTTGAGCAGGCAAACCACAACAAGGGTTTGTTCCTCAATCGTAACATTAACCGTTACAAGGTACAGGCTATCGACATCACCAGTCTCGATTTCGAGAAGGGTCTTGACGATGAGCCAGAAATCGTTATCAACAAGGATAAGGTGGATGACGCTGGCAACAGCATCGAGATCCGCTGTTCTCTCAACAACGAGAAGTTCACCAAGGATGTAACCGTCGAGAACCTTACAGAGGCTCTTACCAAGGACGGTGGTGCAGGTCGCAACGTATTCTTCTCTTCTGGCAAGAAGCTCGCAGAGTTCCTCAACCAGCAGAACTTCAAGGAGCAGTCTAAGATCGAGGATCTTATCGCAGATCTTAAGAAGATGGCTGCCATGATCGAGACTACTTCCGACAAGAACACAGCTTATGCTGAGTCTTATTATCGTCAGCTCGACGGTAAGAAGGACATCAATATCCACGTTAACGTAACTGAGGATTAATAGTTATGGAGAAACAAGCGCTTACAAAACGTAGCGCATTGTTGATCAATATTATGTTTTCTGACCCATCGGTTATGGAGAACCTGATCGATAAGTCAGAGAGCAATCTCTGGTCGAAAGTGTCAATCGATGCTGAATCCTGCGAGATCGTCTTAGGAAAGACGAGGTTTGGATGGTGGAATCGACTGATTGGAGCAGAGAAACGTATATCTATTGAGACATTTGCGTTAAGGATGATTTCTATACTGAAATCGCGTGCTAATAAGCATCAGAATGGCGATGTAATAGCCAAAGGATTGGCTGACGACATTATTGAGGCTCTTGATCGCGAAGGACGTTCTAATGACATCATCGATCGACTATTCTTAGTTGGCTATCTAGGAGTCAAGACAGCATGGTCTTGCACCTCATTATCAGCAGAAGGATCTGTTGGAGGTACTCGTGGACCTGTTGACGTAAATCTCCATGTCAACAAGAAAACATACACATTTGCATTGCCTGGTTCAGGCGATGAGATTCTCGAAGTAGAAATTGGTCCTACTGGAGCTCGCTGGCTCGGACGATAGTAATCAGGCGATTACTTCCGAACTTGAGCAACAGAGCAGAAAATTGGGAAGGAAAGGATTCTGGACCCTGAAGTATGCTTATTTTATCAATTGAAAACTCTAAATACACTATATAGGGTGGAAGAGTAGCAGAAAATGCTACCCTTCTGCCTCCAACTATACAGACATGTCTACATATTTGAGTAGCACAATAGATTTGAGTTCTATCATGTCTACAAAGCAGACGATTTCAAATTCAACTATTTCTAACTAAACAATAAGAAAATGAATAAGAAATCAATCAAATTTACATCAAAGAATATTATTGAACTTCGCGATAAGATCTGTAAGGATAAGACAAAGTATTGGAAGATTATTAAGTCAGAGAACGTAATGTCAAATAAGGAGAAGAAGGCTGGTCTTGGCTCAGGTTTCGACCTCAAGGCTCTTCATAATCAGATCCTTCAGATGACAGACAAGCTTATTAAGACCAAGCTTATGCTTAATGCCATTAACAATGGTGTTACTAAGTTTGATTTTGATGAGGCTAAGAAGACTCATTATTACCGTATCTATAAGGCTTGTGAGCTCAAGGAGCAGCTTGCTCATTGGGAAGAGATTCTCAAGAAGCATACTCTGAATCCAGCTCTTAAAGCTAAAGCAGGTGCTAAGGGTCTTGGTAAGACTGAGGTATTTACTTCCGCTAAGATCGCTTCTATTAAGAAGAATCTCCAGCTAGAGATCAATAAGATCGACGCAGAGATTGCTAAGTTCAACGAGAATACAACACTTGAGGTTATCGATGACGATTTCACAAGTGACGTAGTAGCATAAACAACATAAGGTTATAATGCTTTGGGCGCCCCATGAGGGAGTTGGTTCGAGACCGACTATAATCACAACTTTTTTAACACATAATCAATATGAAACCTTTAAAACAAGTATATTCAGATTTAAACGCATTTTATGCGTCTCTCGATACATTAACAAAGTGGATGAACTCTAAGAAGGGTCATGAGTTTGCTAAACGTCTTGGACGTGAGCCTCTTGATCAACTGATTAAGCGATTCCAAGCACCAGACATCAAAAAGCATGACTATATGCAGAAGTTAAACTCATATAAGTACGCTGTTATAGTAAATAAACTGCAACGACGTGCTATTATAGTCAAGGATTATGATAAGAAGGTGAAAGAGATGAAGGAAGAAGGTTTGTTAAAACTTCCAAAGAGTCTCACAAAAGAAGATCGTATGAAGATGGAGACATTTATCGTACGCGATGCTGATGGAAAGGCAAAGCAGAAGATGGATCGCCAAGGACGTTTGTTCTGGGGCAAATTCACAAACGAACCTATCCCAGTTCGTAAGCGTAAGTCTAACGAGATGGGATTGGCTAAAAAATGCCACATGTACGAACTTCACAAAATGGCTAAATGGGATCGAAAGAACCCTGTGCCTAGCGACAGCACACTATCAGGAGACTTGTTCCCAAAAGAGCTTCTAGCGGCTTATAATACTAAGCGTGGACTAGAGGTAGAGCGAGTACGAGATATGCTGTCAGAGCGCTTCTATGGTGTCAAAAACAAGACGCCATTGTTACGTATGTTCCGAGTATGTCAGTTCAGGAGTCAGTTCCTACCTGGAGGCTACGGAGTGTACGAACAAGAAGCAACAGAAAGTTACGATTTCGCAGGAATTACTGATTATCCTACTAATGAAATGATCATGAAGAAGCTTCAATATAGGATTCTACATCCTAACTGGAGTGCTTTAGGTGCTAAAGTAATCGGCCTTAAAGTATATGATCGATTCGGACGTGTGATGGGCCAGTTGTCCTCTGCGGATACGTGGTCACCTTTAAAGTTAGCATATGTTGCTGATGAAATGAAGATGGTCGCATAAATATTAACAACAAATTAACTCGAACTATAAGTCAATGTTAATTCACAATAAACCCGTTGAGGTATTTGATATAGAGATATTCCCAAATGCGTTTCACTGTGCCTGTAGAAATACAGAAACAGGGGAATTACATTTGTTCGAGTATTCAGTAAGAAAGAATCAGATTAAAGAGATGGTCAATTTCTTTCTAAGGAAAGACCTCATATTTGCTGGTTACAATAACCACCATTATGATGATGTAGTCGTGAATTACATAATTGACTATTGTTCTAAATTTGAAACAATCTTATACCAGAGAGGAACAGATTCCTTATTTAACTTGTCACAAGCAATTGTACAAGCTGAAGAAGGGAATATCGAACCTTTCAAAAAGTGGAAATACGCACACTTCTTTGAATCTATAGATATACTTACTATGATGTTCTCATCAAAATTAAGAGTAGGTCTAAAGGAAATGCAATTAACAATGCATTATCCTAATGTACTTGAATATCATGGAGATTTCGACAAACCTCTTCCAACAGAAGAGATTGACGAGATGATAAAATATAACATCAACGATGTTGACTCCACCTTTCAACTACTAAACAGTCTTAAGAAAGACATAGATCTGCGAGAATGGATTGAAGAAGAGTATGGAATTAACGCTTATTCTATGGATAGCGTGAAATTCGGTGAAACATTGCTTGCAAAAAAGGTGTGTGAGCAAATGAACATCTCTTACAACGAGTTGAAGGAGATGCGTTCACCTATGGATTATATTCCACTAAAAGATGTGATTCTTCCGTTCATATCTTATAAAAACCGAACGCTACAAAATGTTCTTGAGGAGATGAAAGAGCAAGTAGTCTACTCAAAAGAACGAAAAGGCTACGAGAAGAAGTTTGTTCTCTCGAATACACGATATTCTGTGGGAGTTGGTGGTATCCATTCACTAAATGACCCAGAGATATTCGTTCCTAAGGATGACGAATACGTTGGACACCTTGATGTAGCATCAATGTATCCGTCATTTATCGTGCGCTATGGGTGGTTTCCTAGGCACTTAGGTAAAGCAGGTATAGATGTATACACTGCGCTCTATAATGAGCGAATTACGGCTAAACATAGTGGGCAGAAGTTGAAGAACCTTGCTCTTAAATTGGTTCTAAATTCTGTTACAGGGAAAATGCAACAAGAGACTAGTTGGATGTACGATCCATTTAGTGTGTTCAAGATTAGAATTAACGGACAGTTAGTTCTACTTATGCTTGTAGATATACTTCTACAGTATAACTGTAAGATTGTACAGGTGAACACTGACGGTGTTATGTTTGTGGCAAAAAAGGAAATTGAAAGCCATTTGCAAGAATCGGTGGCTGAACTTGAGCGACTTACACAGCTCTCTTTTGAAGGCGAACACTATGAAGCGTTTTATCAGTACGCTGTCAATGACTATTTCGGGGTCATTGAAGGATACTCTCAATCTGGAGATCCAAACCTGATAGAAAGGAAGGGAATGTTTATAACTGAAACAAAACTCGGTAAAGGTCTTACACCAACCATTATACCTGAGGCAGTTATTAAATATTTCGTCGAAGGTATCCCATTGGAGACTACTATTAAAGAATGCAAAGACATAAGTAAGTTTGTGATGGGACAACGTGTAGACAAAAAATTCACTGTAGAATATGGTGATGAAAAAGTACAACGTATCAACAGATTTTATGCGTCCACTAATGGACGTAACCTGTATAAGGTGAAGATGGAGGATGGAAAACCTTCATACTCTAATCTTCTTACTAAATCTGGAGTTACTTTGTTAAACACATACGATGATGCGGACATTAAATGCAGACACATCAACTACGGCTATTATCTTAGCGAAGCTAGGAAAATAGTCGAAAAACTTCGATGCAGACAGCTTGATCTGTTTGCATAAGTCCAAATTCACTCGTTAACCGTTGAGTATAAGAGTATGACTATAAATTTGGAAACAAAACTACTGGATTTACCAGTAACAATCAATCTGAATCAGTTAGTGTTCCTAAGTATGGTATTGGATAGTAATCAAAAAAGAAATCAAGACGTCCGCAAGATTGTCAGCCTAATTAGCGACGACGAAATATCATACTTATTGCAACAGGGACTTATCACCTCGATCGAGAGAGGTGGATCTATAGTCTATGAACCTACCGAAATGATAGCTAAAATTATCACGCCTGAAAAGGACTATTTCGATTTGTTCTATGATCTATACCCAGTTTATGTTCTGCGACCAGATGGTTCCAAGTGCTATTTGAGAGCAAACATAAATAAATGTAGACACCTGTATAACACATATGTTGGTAGAAGTTCTGCTTTTGCAGAACATATTAACGATTGTCTAAAGCATGAAATCGAAAGAAAGACTGCTATGGGCAAGATGGGTTATATGAAGACTATGTGGAGATGGTTAGTAGACCATCAGTGGGAAGAAACTGAAGCAGAATTGGCTGATGTTGTAACTAAGACACAAGATGCATATGGAACAGAGCTCCTTTAAAGAACCTTGGCGTCCTATGTCTGCTGTAACGCAAGAAGCAGTAGATTATATTAAGTCAAGAAAAGAACATAAGATAAGTTCATTAAAAACAAGATGGAACAAACTTAATCGAGTGTGTATGGGAGGTATTGAACCTAATATAGTTACAACTATCACAGGCATTTCTGGATCCGGCAAATCTTCATTCGTGAACGAATTGTCGACTGATTTGATTGACCTCAATCCTGGAAAGGATATAGTAGTACTGAATTTCTCTTTAGAAATGGTTGGCTTTAGGCAGGTTGGAAGGACGCTTTCTAATAAGCTCAGGAAAACGACTTCTGAGTTGTATAGTTCTAATCAGGACCTCGACGATGAAACATTCGGAAAGATCGTCGATGTTGCCAATCAACTCAAGACTTATCCCATCTACTTTGTAGATGATCCATTAAGTCCTGAGGAGGTACTGCAAACAGCTATGGCTTTCTATAACAAGGAAGTAAAAGGTAAAGGGAAGTACTTTGTCATAACTTATGACCATGCTCTACTCACAAAACGAGTTGGAACAACATTGGACACTATTAGTGAACTCCAAGAAGTATTTATTAGACTTAAAAAGCTACCCTTGACATCTATTGTTGAATTAGCACAGATGAACCGAAACATAGAAGATCCTCAAAGGATAAATAATCCACTCGCACACTATCCGATGCGTAGTGACATTAGTTCATCTGACTCAATATTTCAAGCAAGTGATTACGTATTAGTAATTCACAGACCAGAGACTCTGGGTATCCAGGAGTACGGTCCAAATCGTCTGCCAACTCAGAATAAAGTATATATGCATATTCTGAAGAATAGGGATGCAGGAAAGCCCTGTATTCTAGAATTTGAAAACGACCTTGCTTACAACAATCTGATCGAACCTGATGTTGAGTCTAAAAAATAAGGCTGAAAATATGAAAACATACAATATCGACATCACTATTAACAAGAATAAGAAGTCTTCTAACCCCAGTATTATCAACAACGCTTCTGCGTATATTGACAATATTATACTTACTAATCTAAAGGGTACAGCTCCTTACCTCTTTGGTAAGAACA